CTAACCGAAGAACGCGTACACGATCACGAACAGCATCGCTGCAACGAACACGATGCCGCACAACTCTTCCATCGCCTTCCTCACGCTATCACCTCCTTAAACACATCTCACAAGCTCACTGTTACACTCCGAGCACGAGCGGTGGCTCTACGGTCGCTTTAGCGCGCTCTATGCTCTTACCCAAGAGCTCGAATGGGCGATCGAACCGAAGCTCGATCGCCCTATCCAACTCTCTACCTCTTCCGCATGCTCCACTTACCCCAGAGCAACGCTGCGCAGATCACGAGTACCAGCTCGAGCACGTCCCTCAACTCGGGAATCATCTCTTCCTCCCATCACTCACATGCAACGCGATCACGAACCCAATGATCGCAACGAACGTGAACCCGTACGCCATCACGTAGTCGAACGTAATCTGATCCATCACTACCTCCAACTGAGCCCTAGTGCTCATTCAGGTACTCCAACCTCTCGGCTGGAGTACCCAATCAACACTACCTTACTTACCTACATCCAACCTCTCCTCCCACATCTCCCTCTCCTCCATCTCCTCCTTCACTTCCTTCAACAACTTCACGTTCATCTCACTCATCTCGTACCTTCCCAACACTCCAGCTTCCAACCACTCCAACACATCTCTCATCACCAACAGCGCCCCCGCATCTACCTTCTCTTCTCCTCCCTTCTCCTCCACCCACTCATTCACCAGATCTACCATCGCCTTTACTACTACCTTCACCTCTACACTCATCACACCCTCCTCATCTAACTTATTAACTTACATACACACTTATACTTACTGCTACACTCCTAGCACACAACTCTCTCAATCATCAAACCTCCAAACCCTCCCCCCAACCCCCAAACCACGACCCTCATCTTCAGATATACGGCTTCCCAAATACGGTAGGGCCCCGGGCATGCAATCTCTTGATGCTCAGGTGCTTAACAGTGTAGTGGGCATTCAGGCACCGTCGTGGTATAATAGGGCATTCCTACCGCAAGGACGTCCCACGCGGTTGGTATCTTTACAACACAGCAAGGAGAGTGTGATGCCTCAGTCACGCATGGCGATTATCACGTTCATGGAAGGGCACGAGCCTGTCGACCCGGGATTCGGCGTCGGTGCTCCGGTGTATCCGTCGCAGGGTCCGATCTACGGCGGCGGGTATCCGTCCCACGGCCTGCCGGGTCTTCCTCCGGGCGCAGTCCAGCTTCCGGTCTTCCCATTCGATCCGACGCGTCCCGACAACAGCTTGCCGACGGCGCCGGGCACTCCGGACAACTCGCTGCCGGGTTCGCAGCCGGGGATCGACAACTCGCTGCCTTCTCCCGGACGCAGATACATCGTGAAGTACCTCGCGTGCGTCGGGATGATTCTCGTTCCCGACAACACTCTGCCGCCGACCGCGGAACCGAAGGCCTAGCAGCACAGCAACCGAGCGGATGCGTTTCTTCCCGGACGCATCCGCTCGGGAGCTTACATCCACAGGTGCAGCATGGATATCATAAACGCGGCGCTGCCGGAAGCGTACCCGGGTGGGTATGTGAGGCACGAGTGGAAAATCTTAGCCTCACTCGTGCAGAAGGACCCTTCGGTGAATAAGAAAGCGATTGCGGAGGCACTCGGGTATTCTTACCAGACTGTCCTCGGCTGGTTCAAGGATGCGAGGTACCAGCAGTACGAGTCGTGGGTGCTCCGCGGGATCGTTCCCGACCTGCCGAAGGAAGAACTGGAGAAGAGAGCGGATGCGTATGCCCGGGTGCATGATAAGTTCGGGTTTCATGCCGAGGAGATGCAGGACCGTCTGCTGAACATTCTCGAGACGACGGATGATGTACGGATTCAGAAAGAGATCGCACAGGATTGGTTGGACCGGGCTGGGATGGGGGCGCCGAAGACGGCGACACGTTCTGGTATCAGCGTGCAGATCAGTCCTGAGTTAGCGGAAGAGTTCCTCACCAGAGCACGCGAGGCTGGCCTCTTTGCAATCCCCACCGAGGGCACTGTGGTTCCCGGCGATGACAGCACTAGTGCAGACTCACCAGCTTCCGCGCTCTGAGTAACCCACCATGGACATCCTCACTCGCGACGTGCAGGCGGAGACCTTCAAGCAGATGGGTCTCTCCCTGCCGACGGAGAGCGGTGCGGATGAGATGCTAGCTGTGTGGAGGGATGCGGGCCGGAAGAGCCTGTACTTCTTCTCCACGGCGATCCTCAAGTGGAATAAGATACAGGTTAACCCTCACCGCCCGCTGTGCGACTTTATCCAGAACGTTGAACCACCTCACAAGCGCCGCAAGGTGCTGCTGATTCCCCGTGACACCTATAAGAGCACGGTCGGGTCGAAGAGCCTCCCGCTCTGGATCCTCATCCAGAAAGAGTTCTGCGGCCTCCCTGGCCTCGAGCACCGCATCCTTCTCTGGTCCCACGCGAGTGACAACGCGAAGAAGCAGATCAAGTCCATCAAGCAGCAGATCCAGGGCAACGACATCCTCAAGCTGCTGTATCCGGAAATCGTTCCCGACATCACGCGTACTACCTGGAGTGATAGTAACCTGCTGTTCCCCAGGGAAGGTACCTACGGAGAGGACACGATCGAAGCTGCTGGAATTGACACGCATCTTGTCTCCCGTCACTACACGATCCAGGTGAAGGACGACCTGGAGGACAAAGCGTCGTACGAGTCCCCATCCGTGCGCCAAAAGGTGAAAGACACCTACAAGACCGCCGAGTCACTCTTCGTGGACGAGCGGCAGGCTTATGACCTTCTCATCGGCACACGGTGGGGACACGACGACCTGTACTCCGACATCCTGCGGGATGAGTCTGAAAGCTACGAGTTCATGGCGAGGCCGTTGCACTGGACGCGAGAAGAGCTCGAGAGCGACTGGAAAGAAGCTGCGGAGACGAAGCAACCGCCCACCTGGGGCATGGATCCCGACACGTTCGCCCCGGAGGGTGGGAAAACGTACTACTTCTTCCCCGAGCTGTTCCCGGCTGAGAGCTGTAAGAGGCTGCGCGCGAAGCAGGGCTCGTTCTTCTACAGCATGCTCTACCTGAACAACCCGAAGGACCCGAGCAACGCTGATTTCAACATCAACGACCTCGGCGAGTGGGTCTACGACGACGAAGGTAACATCCTCCTCTTCCACCACGACGGCAGTAAGGAAGTGGTTCCCGTAGACAGCTGCAAGCGCGTGCTGCACTGGGACCCCGCCATGGACGCGAAGAGTAAGAAGTTCGGGTCACGCAACGCAATGACCGTGACCTACAAGGACACACGTGGTAGGCTCTTCCTCGCGGAGGCGTACGCCGAGAAGAAAGAGCCGACGCTCCTCTTCTCGCGCTTCATCGGTTTTCACCAACGCCATCTGGTCCATGTGGCAGCGATTGAGGACGTTGGGTTCCAGCGTACACTGAAGTTCCCGCTGTTCTACGAGATGAGACGGTTGAACCATGTGTTCCACGTTGAAGAGCGGGCACCCATCGGCAGTAAGGAAACCCGCATCCGCGGTCTTCTCCCATACGTGGAAACGCATAACTATTTCGTCCGCCGTGGGTTGGCAGACTTCCGCGAGGAGATGAAGGGTTTCCCGGTGTTTCAGACGAACGACTTACTCGACTCCGGAGCAGCAGCCCTGGAGTTATTCGGGCTAGGGGCGGTGCAGAATGAAAAGCAGAGGAAGAGAAGCTCGGTCGCCGAAGCAAGAAGGCTCGACACCCGAAGCGCGACCACGGGGTACTAAAGCAGCATCTACACGGGTGCGTGCTTCATCACGTGGGCCAGCTAAAGGCAAGGCAGTCAAGGGGTTCGACTATGAGGAACCGGCGGAGAAGAGCGTTCCCAAGGAGGCACATCGTGAGCGGAAGCATCATGAGCAAGCGCAAGGGAAAGCGACCGAAGAAAGGCAAGAAGTCAAAAGGGTACTAGCCCGCGAGCAACACACGGTAGGCTTTCAGGGCAGGTGCGTGCTTAACCCCGAAGGTGCGGACCCGGCGAAGTACAGGCGGTAGAACGCTATGGCAAAAACTCTCGAAGCTGTCGACATACCGCTGGATGATGACCAGCGTGCACATCTGCAGAAGCAGGTGTATGAGCAGCTGTCGGCGGCAATAGCCGTACATGCAAAGCGGGAGGAGAAGCTTCGGGAGTTGAGCTTAGCGTACAGCGCGAAGCCGAAGCACGCGGTGAAGAACTTCCCGTGGCCGAACGCTTCGAACCTGGTGATCCCGATTGTTGCGATCACCGTGGATAACGTGGTCGCCCGGTTGATGAAGAGCTTTCTCGGGGTTTCAAACCCGATCGAGTGTATCATCAAGAGCCCTTCCGTAGAATTCCAGGAGAAGGACTTCCGCGATTGGGCGAACCTGTTCCTCGAGAAGAGTGGTGCGCGCAAGGTGGTACGCGACCTCTTCCTCGACCTGGGCATTGCCGGTACGGCGTACGTGAAAGTGTTGTGGGAGTCTCGCACGAGGAAGATTCACTCCTACCAAGGCGCGGATGTGGTCGGGGTCGAGGTAACCGACTACGAAGGGCCAGTGTGGTACAGCGTCGCCCCTGAAGACTTCATCTACCCGGAAGGGTTCGATACGTTTAACGACCTTCCGTGGGTAGCCGAACGCATTCGCTTCACCTGGATGCAGCTGAAGGAAACCGCTGCGAACGGGATGTACAGCGACATCGACGACGAGCTGAAGGCGAAGGGGAAGAAGAGGGACGATAGCCGCTTCAAAGCGAACCAGGAAGGCAGCGGCATTACTGGGGATGGTCCCGTCGACATCTACGAGATGTACGAGCTCTGGGGCAAGTGGGAGATCATCCCGGAAGGTGGTGAGGGAGAACCGGAGTTCGTGGAAGGGATTGTTACGTTCAGTATGGATGACATGCGCATCCACCGTGCGATCTACAACCCCTTCTTCGGCCACGCGAGGCACTACGTCCGCGTGCCCTTCCTCCACAAGGCCCACCAGATTGACGGGCTCGGACTTGCTGAGATGAGCTTGCCGTTTCAGGAAGAGGCGAGCACCGCGCACAACCAGGTGATCGACGCCGCAACCGCAAGCATCGCGGGGATCATCGTTCGTAAGGGCTCTGTGAACATGCAAGACGGGGAGGAGATCTACCCCGGCAAGCAGGTGATCACCGACGATCCAACGAAGGACCTGGTAGTCGTCCACCTGTCCGAAGGACGGAGCAGCCTTCCCAATGTCGAGCAAGGAGCAGCGTTTTGGAACGAGAAGCGCACTGGTGTCTCTGCTTATAGCATGGGCGTTGAGTCTCCCATTGCTGGCAGTCGTGCGACTGCTACGGGCACTACAGCGCTTATCAACGAAGGGAACACGCGCTTCTGGGTTTCCATCGATGACATGCGGGATGCGCTCGTAGATGTGCTGTACCTCACCCTGCAGATCGAACAGCAAATGAGGCCGGAAGGCATCCCGTTTGCGCAGGACAGGATGCTGACACTACCGCAGGGAGACTTACGGGAGATGATCGGCCTGCGTCTCGCGATCAGCAGCGAGAAGGTGAACCAGGACATCGAGATCCAGTCCTTCCAGATGATCATTAGCATCGTGAACGAGTACTACATGAGGCTGATGCAGGCGGTGGGCATGATCATCAACCCGATGATCCCTCCCCCGCAGGTGATGGTCGCCATCCAAGTGATGGAAGCATCG